CATCTATTTTTCCAATAAGAGATTTGTTATTTCTTAAACCTTTTAGAATTTGTTTTAAAGCTTTACTAATAGGAACACTATGTCCTGAATAATATGCATCAACTTTATCTGCTAAATTATTAAAGAACATTTGGAAAAATGCAAATAAGGCAATTCCACCCAAAATAACGACCAATGATGATTCGTTTATTTTTTCTTTGGTTTCCATTTATTTTTTACAAGTTTTACACTCATTAATACCCAATCTTTCGGCCATTTGTTGTTCGGTAATATCTGCTATTTCAAAATATCTTCCTAATACATGTCCCATATCTTCGTATAATGCTTCTAATCTTTGTTCTTGTGCGGTAGCTTCTTGTGCTTCTTTTTCAAATGCAGCTTGAAACTTTTTTAATTCAGTCATATTTCTTTTAATAGTAACTCTATCAAACCAGTCACCACCTTCTCTCAAAGTATATTCTTGTGCTGCATCTGCAATACCACCCAATGATTCTGCAACTTGTCTAATATCCGATTTTCTACTCATACCTTCTCTATGTTGGTTGTATGTAGATATAATTTCTAAAAAATGTCTTTTTAGTTCTGTTGGAAGTTGTTGAAACTCTTCGGTTTCTTTTAATATATCTTTTAACTTTATCATTATTATTTCTTTAAAATATCGTTTTTCTTAATTTTATTAATTGCTTGCATTAATTGTTGTTTATCCATTCCTAATGAGTCAATTATTCTTGCTATTACCAATTGTTCTTTTTTTCTTGGTAAATTATAACTTTTAATAATATTAATAGTTCTATCCAAAAATTTTTGCATCTGTGCAGGTAAGTTTGTATCCATATCTTCTATGGCCTCACTTTTCAATTCTTTACCAGGTATTAAATTTACTAATTTCATTTTATTAATTAAGTTCTATTATAATTTCTCTCATTAAATCTTGTGACTTACACCACTTACCACATTCTTCTGCTATCTTTGCCCATTGTTTTGATTCTTGTAATGGTGCCATAAATGCTCCATGTGTTGATGGGTTAGATACAAAGTCCCAACCTACCAATTCAAAATCTTCTGCTACCATTACAGTACCATCTCTTAATTCTTTTACTGAACCCAATCCTCTAGATGAAATACCTAAACGAATATTGTTTTTTAACAATTCTTTTAAGATGTTTCCAGATGGTGTTGAAAGTATTTCTACCACTCCACATACATCATCACCTTCCCAATAGATTTCTCTAATGTTATGTGATACATTCTTTAAATTAATAACCGGAGACTCAGGATGGTCTAATTCACCCAATGCTCTACGTTCTTTAATAAGTTGTTGATACTTTTGACACTCTCTTTCTAATATTTCTTTAGGATATCTTCTATTATTTTGATTTGGAGCACCTGCTCTTTGTAGGATTCCCTTAACTAAATAAGTTCCATTTTCTTCTTGTTGAAGTTTTGCCTCAAACAAATGTGTTTCAATTAATAATCCTTTACTCATTATTTTTTATTTCTTAATGCTGCTAAATCAGAACCTTCAATCTCACCATCACCATCAACATCAATTTTCTTTTGACCTGCTGATAATTCGGCTTCGTTGTATCCTGTTAATTTACCTTCTGATTTTGCTTTATTTGCTTTATCTACTGCGGTAAAGAATTTAACTTTTTCTGCATCGGACATATCAGGAATAGATTTACCTGTTCTATCTAACATATGTTTGAATAGTTGTTGGTAATCACTTTCTTCTTTTACAACTTGTCTAATAAGTTCTTTTAATTCTGTATGTTTCATTATTCTGATATTTGTCTGATTTTTTGGTCTAATTTTAATAATCTCTCTTGTATACTATAAATATGACTATTTGTCCTTTTCCAATAAGATTTGTTATCTACACCACTTTCATTTTTAATCTTACCATACCAATTAAGAAATCTTTCCATTTCTTTTAATTGTTTATTGATATTAGATATACCTCTACCAATTTTAGCTTGTGCGGTTGATTCATCTTGTTTTAATGCCAACCATCTATTTTCATTAACTGGTGTGTATCCTGTAAGGTCTGCTTGTTTTTTAGCTTTTTTCTTTTCACCATCTTTACCACTAAATGCAAAAGGTGTATTATACCCTTGTACATTGCCAGTGGTATTCATCTCATCAATCATTCTTTCTCTCACCATCTTACGAACAATTTCTCTTATTTTATTAAGTTGTTCTGTTTTTAATGTTTCTGGCATTTGATTATATGTTTAATTTTAAGCTAATACATAAACAGAACCACCATTGGTTACTGTTATACTTTTAACATAGCAAGGAAAAGGTTCTCCTGCTGTCAAATGTGCTAATGAAATAGTTGTATTACCTTCCAATGTAACTGTGCCTGTTACACCAGTTACAGGCATTATACCCCAAACTCTATCTATCAATGTAGCAGAACCAGATGTTACTAATTTTGCATTAAATGCTCTATAATTTACCATTTTTTATTTTTTTATCGATTGTTTTAATTCACTTAATAACTCATAAGTCATCATTAATGCTGATAAGTGTTGCTCTTTGATTTTTTTAACCGATTTAACTTTTCTTACATTAGCGATAGTTTCTGCTAATTTAATTTGAGTTACTTTATCAGTTATTTTAGAACCTACTTCTTTTAATCCATTGATTAATTTAGTAATTTCATTCGAAACATATTCATTTAACTTACCAGTATTATTAATATTATTTATATACTCTCTTAATAATCCTTTTTGTTCATTGGTAAGATTTTTATATTTGTTATTAAATGATTCAACTAATAATTTATAAGAAACAGCTCTTAAATCTTCATCTTGCTTCTTATATTCTTCCATTACTAAATCTTTCAGCTTTATATCTTTATTTTGAATAGAAGAATTTATAATGCTTTCAGTTATTGTAAAACGAGAACTTACAATATCAGTTGGGTCGTATTGTTCATCCGTACTAGCTACTTCAAATATTTTATATATAGATGCTAATGTTTTATAATTAGAAATTGGAGATTTAATAAATTCTTCCAAATTGTAAGTATCTTTAATTTCTTTTATAAGATTATATTTTTCTCTTGTAAGCTTAGTTTCATCTAATCTTTTACGAGCCTCTAATATAGTATCTATGAATTTTTCAGCTTTTGATTCTGAATTATATTTTTCGTTAATTAAATATTGGTATAATTTTAATTCTTTTGAAAGTTCTTTTTTAGAATTAAAATGTTCTTTTAAAATACGCTCGGCTACTGATTTATTTGCAGACATGATTTCTGATGTAATCTGTCTTACTAATAATTCAAATATAAACCCAGTGTTTTTAAATTTCGAATGTTTTATTTTTTTCATCAAATTGTATGATTTATCAGATATAAATATATTTTTCTATTGGTTTCCTACTTTTTATTTATATCTTCTGTCAAAATTCTCTTTTTACCACCTTTCATATCCTTAAATATCTCTTGGTAATTCGTTCTTGGTTTGTATTTTACCGAACCTTCTTTTTGTTTAAGGGTCTTAATACCTAATGGGTCTCTGCCCTCTGGGTGGTCATCCTTACCATATCTAACCGGGTCTTTTGGTCTACCAACTTGCCCTTCTTCCTCTAATTCCGTTTTCAATCTATTCAATTCTTCTTCTACATTCGTTGGTCCTTCGGTTCCTGTTTCTTTAGCAGGGTCTACACCTTGTGTTTCGATTGATGTTAAACGGAATGTTTGTTTGGTATCATCTAATACTTGCAATGTTAATTCATCTTGCTCATCTTTAGCCATCTTCATTACTGCCTCATACATCCATTCTTTAGAGAACATCTTTGTTTGTTGCATTTGTTGAATTAGAGCTACCTTTGAAGTATATAGTTCAACTTGCTCTTGCTCATAGATTTTAGATGGAATAGTTAATTCTAATGTAAAATTAGTTAATCTATCATCATCTATACCCTGTGCATATAAGTGAATAATTGCGATTTTAGTTAATTCTGAAATTAATACTCTTTGTACTCTTTCAATTGTTTTTGCAAAACGGATATCCATTGCTGCCAATGTTGCTTTACCATTGGTATCTTCTTCGTATCCTAAATATGCTTTTGGAATTTTCAATGCTGCCATCATTTTACCTTTTAAGTAATTGATGTCATCAATCATATTATATTCTAAACCTTTTAACGTATCAATTGAAGTACCATTATCACTACCACGAACTGGCATATAATAATCTTCAATAAGGTTTTGCATATTGTACTTTAAGTTATAATCACCCGTTCTTTCATCAACGAAAGGAACTTTTTTAGATGAGTTTATAATCTTCTGCATGTAGTTATCCACTTCATTTGGTGGGATGTTACCAACATCTACTTTGAAAATTCTCTTTTCAGGAGCTCTCATTACTCTATGGATTAACATTGCGTCTTCCATCAACATTAATTGTTTCCATACTCGTCTACCACCTTCAATCATAGATTTTCCGTAAGGTAAAAAGTTTGAATCTGAATTTAAACGGAAGTGAGCCATCTCATAGTTTTCAAATTCCTTCTTTGGGCTCATACCATATGCTCCTAATGGATTTTGGTATGGCGCATAAACGAATTTAACTCTTTGAGGATTCTCCATATCAAATCCCTCTACTCTACTAACCTCATAGGTTGATAATGGCATTACGTTTACAATACCAATACCTTCTTCTGCTGCTATTTCTAATTGTAAAAAGAAATCACCATATTTAACCAAGTTTCTTGTCCAAGGCCATAAGTTGAATTCTACATTAAG